GTGTCTAATGGGTTTTTAAGGTTGTACTTATGAGATGCAGCACTTCCGCCAACAAACGGGTAAATAGCCCTCATTTTAGTCCACAATGAATTTGTTTTCAAATCAGAAACAAGTGTATTTATTGCGGATTTCTGAGTTGCGTCGGTAATGCTTGCTGCAGTTATGAATGCTGCAGCGTCACCGTCCACAACCGCAAAATCCGCATCAACACCACTTACTTCAATGCTACTTGTGTCGGCTGTCAATGTTGTGATTTGACGCAAAGCAGCATCAACACCGCTTACCTCGATTTCTGCAACGTCAGCAGTCAATGAATAAACGGCAGGGATTCTGAATCGCATCCACTCTAAATAAGAACCCATCAAGACAGTCGTATCGGTTGCGTCACTTGTATTTTGCGCCCAATTGAACGCAATCGAACAGCCCGCGCTTGTCTGAATCGTGCCTTCAAATTCAATCGTGGTTCTGTCAGTAATGGCAATTACATTTCCAACCGTGTCGGGCGTGGTCAATATTCTGTTATTTGAACTTATTCCACCGCCAGTTGATATAGTTTTTTCAAACCATTGAAACCTATCCGCAACCCCGCTAACCTCAAAGAAATACTTAAAGTCAGCCGCAGCGTCGCCAGTTACAAAAATACGGCCTCGAATGGTGTAGTTGTGTCCAACTTGTAAATCAAGGGTCAATGATGTATCGGCCGAAAGCGTAGTATCTGCATTTTTCGTTTCGTCAAATTGCTTTTTAACCAAAACCCAAGTTGCTTCGCCATATTCATCAATTACAGGAACCAAATAAGGCTGGCCAGAATTGTAGCGATAACCGATTTTAAAATTGTAGTTTGCATCGGCAGCGGGGTCGATTGAGGGCGAACCTTCGCCCATGTTCATAAATTGAACAAGCGTGTCGTCATGGCGTGATGCCAAAATGTTTCTTATGTTGCTTAGTTGCGAATCATGTTCCTTGATTTTTTCTTGAACAATCTCAACATCTTTTAATTTTCTTTCGCCCTCGCCATTGTTATTCACATTTGTAAAAACCGACTCAACAGCAAGCCAAGTGCCAACCCAAACGTCCAAATCGGTATCAAAACGGCCACCGTTAAAAATCCAAATCTTATTATCAAAGTAAAGCGAATCAATCGCGTTTAAATTACCGTTGTCATGAATAACGCAACGGATTGTAGGCAAGAAATTAGAGTAAAGCCCTGCAATTGTATTTGCAAGCATATTGGGCAAATCCGCATCCAGGGATGTCCAAGGTGCTGTGAAGTCGCCAGCAGGCACATAGCTTGACCCGTTATAAACCGTTACGCCACCGACTTCATCGTCAAACCCTGCGTAAAAGTGCGTTTGTATTGTTGGGTTTTCGCTATTGGTATCGCGCGGGGAATCAAGCGTGCTTTCGACGTGCTGTTTTTGCTCAAAAACATAAGGTTCAGTTGAAGTATAGGCTTGCGTTATTGCAATTGAGCCGCGATAGTAGTGGTCAACTATTGAGAATGACGTCCAACTCGCTTGTTGCACCATTCTTGGGCTCAAAGCAGAGCCAACATTCACCCATACCATGCCAAGGTAAATCGGCATTGTTACCTTTCTGAGTTTTACAATTTCAACATGCACTTCACTCGCGTCGTTTGGTGGGGCATTTACTGTAAATATTTGTGAAAACTTCTTGTTGTTTTGAGCAAGCGGCAGGTCGTCAATCTTAAACGTTAACTCAGGAACCGTAGAAACAGCATACCAACCACCGTTGTTCATTGCGTATTTCTGTGAAGTTCCGCTATCCACCGCCCATACGTTTAACACAAGCTGATATTCAGTTCCGCTTGTTGTGTAGTAGTCAAAATCTACATTTATAGCAATCTTTATTGGTCTGCCTGATGGCGAAGCTGTTGTGATTATGCCATCATGAACCAATGAAAGCGAAGTCGTATTATATGTGTTTCTGTATTCAAAACGCCCATTTCTTCTTTCAAATTCAATATCAACAAGCCTTACGGGCTGTTGATAGCTTTGTTCTGGATAGGATTCAAATTTAGGCCGTGAAGAAGTCGAATCAATTATTTTTCTATGGTTATAACCCGTATCAAGTAAAAGCGGGGTTCCGTTTTCGTCATAACTGTCATAAGTCCATGTGTCGTCGTCATAGTTCGACGGGTGCAATATCCAATATGCCCCGCGTTCATGAATCAACCTTGCCCCAAGCAAAACGCCATTGAGTAGCATTTCCAAGGCGGTTTTGCAATCAACCCATTCGATTGTGTCGGGATCTTTGAATATGTCGAAATTATCAACAAAAGCCAAACTGCGAACCGTGTCAAACATGATTCTTTCGCCAGCAGCCGTTGTGTTTCCTATTTGGGTTTGGTCGTAGATATACGGGTCGCTTGACCATGCACCTTCTAAGCCCAATTTTCTAAGGATTAAAACGAATAAAGATATAATGTCTTGCCTATCTCCGATGGTAAACATTGAAGCGTCAACCTTGTAATTGGCAAGCAAATTAAGCCCATCAACAGCGGTTACGCTTATAATTGCATAGCCCGTTTCTCGTGCTTCGCGGTTAAAAACCATTTGGTCAGCCAAAACCCGACCAACCCAATAAAGTTGACCGCCTCTATAAATCCGAACCGACCATTGTTGTTCTTGGTCTTGTGAAATAAGTTCAAAGTTGCCAAAGTCGTTTTCGTCGCGCATGACAAAGCCAATTGTCGCGCGTGAAGTTTTGATAGGGCTTTGATACAGTTTGTCGTTTTCACCATCCCATTCAATAGAAAGACCAGCAATTTTAAGGTCGCGCGTTTCGGTGTCGACTGTTTCATCGAACAATTCAACCGACCATTCAGTATCATTAAATGACTTATATGAACCTTCGTATTTTTTCACCTAGTCAAATCGGAATTGCCCTTGTCAAGCCAAACAATTAATTCATTTTTTCTTATGGATGTTTTTAATTCCATATTGCCAAATCCGCCAGCGTTTCCGTTTGCAAGTTTAAGCAATTGGTTTTGTTGGCCAGTGTTGAAAATCATTTCTCCGCTATTTACGGGCGCAAGCAATCTGTCACCGCTTGGAGAGTTACCGCCAATGATACCACCTTCAGCAAAGCCCGTGCCTTGTACGCCGCCTTTTAATTGTTGCTTAACAAACCCCGCACCAATAGCCAATGCAATACCAGCGGCCAACGCAACAGCAGGATTGTCAAACAATGTCTTTTGGAAAACCTCAGAAGCTATTGCGGTCGCAATCATGGCTTTTGATATGCCTTCCATGAATGACGCTATTGCCGAGAGTAGTTTGTCGCCAAAATCCTGCATAGCCGTTTCGCTACCACCGAGCATTTCCCCAATAGCGGAACCAAAGGAAAACAAGGAATCTTGGGCAATCTGAGCAATCGAATTTGCAATGGTTTTATTCAGTTCAACAAGTCTAAGGGTTTGTGCGTTGTACTCTTTGTATTCGTGCGCTACGGCTTGAATCTTTTTTGGTGTTTCTGCCAGCTTTTTATTGTAGTCGTCAATGGCCTTGTTCTCTCGAACACCAAATGAAGAAAGGCCGCTTGTGTCGGGTGCTTTTTGAAATGGGCTTTTGTAAGTATCTTTTTTATTCCCCGATGCTGATTTTGTAGGTTGCGCAAAGTCACCAAGCACACTTTTTACAACCAAGGCATCTTGCTTTTTGATGTAATCGGTAAGAATTGATATTTCTTCGTTTAGCAGCCTTTCGGTTCCATTGACAAAATTACGCCTTCCTTCAAGTGACTTTTGAAAAGCCGCTTGGTCAAGTCCCCCGCCCGTCAACCTGTCTTTTTCGAGTTCTTGCTTTGCGAGTTCTACATTTAATTTCTTTGCCCCAACTTCTTTTAATTTGTCGAACGCAGCTTGAACGGTTGCCCTTTTAACAATTGCAGCTGTTAATTCGTCTGTCGCTTTCTTCAACTGTTGGGTTGAAGATGTTTCAATTGAAAGGTTCTTTAAATAATCGGGGTATTTGTCTTGTAATTCTTGCAGCGCGGTTGAACGCAAATCGCGTGAAGCCGTTTCGTCAAGAATTATTGAGGTAAGGGCTTGAACCTCTCCATATTCCTTTTGGGAGTTTTTTATTCCCGTTTCGGTTACTTCGTTTAGAAGTATTTGTTCCTTGGATAGTTTTTCAGTTGAATCTGTTAATGCAGTAATTGCACCGATAATAGCAACGGCAAAAGTCGCCCCCGCAATTAGCGGATTCGCCTTAATGATTAGATTCAACTGAGTAAAGCCGTCTTGCAATCCATCAATAGCCTTGAATCCTTCGGCAAAAGCCATTGCAGCTTGCACTTTTAGCAATGTTTTTTGCAGGTTTTCGCTTTCGCCACCAAACAAAGCCATTGCACCTTGGACACCAGCGAACGCTTGCGCACCTGCCCCCAATGTTGCGTTCAGGGCATTGAAAGGTGCATCGGGTCTAAACGCATTGATTATGCCTTTCGTGTCGTCAATATCCGCCTTTAATCTACCAGCAGAACGCGCAACGTCGGTAAATGCTTTGGTTCCCGCAAGGCCAGCTTCAGCCATTTTCGCAGCAAGGTTTTCTAATTGTCGGGCTTGAGATTTTATACTCATGCCTTCGATTTTATTAGAAACTTTCGCGGCCATTTTCTCGGCCTCTTTCTCGACGTCTTTGGTTGCGCCTTGGGTTATTTTAACAGCCTCGTCCCAACTCTTTGCATATCCAGAGGTGTCAACATTTACCGATACATTTAAATTTGCTTTTTTTGCCATTATAATGTGTAAAATACCATAAAGTCCAACTCATTGTGAAATGCACCGTCATTGCCAGCGTTGTCAGTAAAGTCTTGGCTCGATTCGAATTTAATGTTTTGAACCGCTATTCCGCCATAGGTGCCAGCGGGTTTGTCCGCCAAAGCATTGCGCACGGCAATTGACAACTCAATACTGTCCTTGTATGATTCAGCAAAACATGAACATTGAACGCGGCTTTGCAATGCACGAAAGCCCGACTTGCTGTTGATGGGGTTTACAGAAATGACAGAATAAACAATGCAAGGAAAGTCAATTCCTTGTTTTGCTTCATTGCCATATATGGAAGTGGTCAACGCAGAAACTCCCGCGTTGTTGTGCAAAATGTCATATATTACTTTTCCTGCTTCCATCTATTATTTTTTTCGCTTCTTCTGGACTGATTTCAACACCGTTTTCATTTACCGTAAATTTAGACCAATCAACATGGGATAAATCCACTTTGGGCTTTGGCTTCTTTTCCCACCAAAACTTCATTCGAGCCGCATCCTTAGACCACAATGCACATATATTTCGGGTAGACTCCCAAGTCGTTTTTGTTCGTTCAAATTCAAGCATGGATTTACCTTGCATGAACAGCGAAACGAATTGTGGACTTGCTTCGTTCAGTTCGCTTTCACGAAGTCCGAAACCGTAACAAATCCGACGTATGCGAATGAACGTTAGGGGGTCACTTTTTTTTTACCCGCCAAATCTTCCAATCCCGTTTGGTCTACTTGATAAAACGAAGCAACCGCCTTTGTATATTCTTCGACATAAGGCATCAATTCAGCATACACGGCAACTGTTTCGGCAAGTTCATCGGAATTGTTGAACGGACAAGTTTCGCCTTTCTTTCTGTACCCCGCCTCGATGCCAATAAATGCAACGTCACGGGTGAACTTCAATTTTGAAACAAGCCCGCCCATCATGCTTGCAGTTGTATCGATTGAATCGTGTCCAACAGATTCGGACACCTTTTCGATTTCGAGCCAACCAAACGAACAAGGGTGCTTCATATTAGAATGTTCCTAAAGTCAGTGCGCCAGTTCCAGTAAGTTCGATTGAAAAGGTTGATTTGTCGTCGTCTGGATTATCCCAAGTAAAGTTCGCGATTCTTGCGGTTCCAGAAAGTTTTGGGTCGCCAGTAACGCCAGAGCCAAAAACAACACTCCAAGCCGTGCCTGCGATTTGGTCGGTTAAGGTGTCTTGCATTGAAGTTTCGCCCGCGCCAACTGAAGTATCAAATTCAACAACGCTTTCGCAACTCATTGACCAGTTCTTGCGACCATCAATGTTTTCAGCCCATCCACCAGAAGACTTTGAACTTACGTTGATAGTGTTCTTGCCGACCGTAATGCTGTTTGCAATAAGGTTTGCTACGTTTTTAGCTGTACCAGCTACATCTTTGCTAAGGAACACTATTGTTCCGTTAATAGCACCTGCGGTTTCTGCCATGATTTATTATTTTAAGTTATTTTTATTTGCTTGTTGTTCTACTATTTTTATCATGCCATCAATCAAGACGGCCTTCACTTTGTCTTTGTTTTGGTCAATCGCTGGCCTCATAAATGGGCGCGGGTTGACATATCCCGTACTTGAACCGTTGCTTTTAAACCTTTCAGCGGTTCCGTATTCCTCAATAACAGCCAATGCGGGAGCGGTAAATGTTGCGGTTCCGTAGCCCGAACGAACCCCAATCAAAGTAATTCTTGGAAAACGTGCATCATTTTTTGTGATGTAACCTAAAGCCTCTCGAACCGTGTTGTTTTTGCAGAATGATTTTGCGCTTGCAAGAATTAATCCTGCGCCTTGCAAAGTCAATTTTTTAACTTGCTTTTCGTCGACATTCTTCATGTCCTTAAACGATTTCAGAAGCTTGTCGGTTCCTTTGATTTTATTTTTAGTCAACTGTTACCGCCTCCAATCGGATGTATTGGTTTCGGTTGATAATATTCTTGCTTGTAATGTTCCAACTTTTTGTATCAAACTCAACAATGTCAGTCATTGCAATATCTTTCCCGTCCAAATGGTGAACGGTCAAAGTCGCGTTTTCTCTGTATTCCTTTTTGTCGGCCGCTGTTGTTTCGCTGCCACCATTGTATTGAACGCGGGCGTAAATGCTTTTGACCGTGGAATATCCGCTTGGCTTTGCGGCCTTTCCAAAATCACTATCTGTATAGGTTGGTGATTTAATGGTTATTAATGTATCCATCAATCCGCTGTTCATACAAATTCCCTTATTGCGTATGGGTAGAGTAAATGTTCATGGTTCCAGTTCAAATCCGCCACGCTTGCACCAATCACTTGACTGCCCCTTTGAGTGTACCAATGCTCTATGAGTAGCTTAATTGCTTGACCCATAGATGCTGGGAAAATTTTTCCAACGTCTATTAAATCGGTCGACTTTCCGAAGCCTTCTACAACCGTAACTTTATATCTCCATCCGTAACCATACATAGAAGACGGGGCGTTGATTATTTGGACATCATAACCATAATTTGCCGAAATACTAAGCACTTCGTCATATTCGGTTGATGCCAATGTTTGCAAATCTCCATTTGAATCGCGGTATTTAACAGATGTTAATTCCATTATTCGCGCAGGAATATGGAGTTTACCGTCGGTTGTCGATTCAAAGAAGTAATCAACGGTTGATTTTCTGATTTCAAAGCCAACGTATTTACTCGCAAAATCAAAGCACGCGTCTAACAAGGTCGAAATATAGGTATCGTCCTCATTGCTTGTAAGTTTGAGTTGATTTCTCGCCTCAGACACGGTGACATAATCGCTACTTTGATAAATGCGAGTAACTACGTTTTTGTTCATTGGCTTTTAGTCTTTTGCGGCTTCTTGAGTCGCTGCTTCTTTGGTTGCTGTGAATTTTTTGATTTCAACCGCATATCCTGATTCAATCAGGCTTTCAGCTTGTTTGTTCTCAAATTCCGCTTCGTCTCCGTTGAAATAAGCAAGCCCTAATGGCGCTGGTGGTTTTATAAACTTGATTTTCATACACCCCAAAACCCCGCGCCATTTACGGTCGCGGGGCAAGTGGAGAATCCCTAATTTTATGCGGTCAATGCGTCCAACATTGCAGCAAATGACACTGCTCTGTGAACGTTTGCGTCAACATACCCGTTGACGTGCATTACGGTCATACCTTCTTTAGCCTTGCTGTAAGGGTCAAAAAGGATTTCTAATCCACCCCATGAAGCAATTCCAAGGTCGGCAAAGTTACCAGCGATAATTGCAGAACAAACACCGCTTGAGGTTCCTTTTGTCAAGTCAGATTTCACCGCATTGGTAACTGCTAATGGCAAGCTGTTCAATGAACCTTTGGCTTCATTGAGTATAAAATTACCCTCAACACCACTGGATTGTTTAGGTGTGTTTTGCAACTTGGCAACGACTTTTGCATTTGTCAAGTAGTACAAAGAACCTTCATCGGCATTGTCAACCGCCAATTCTTTGTAAAGGTCAACAATGTGTGCCCAGGTTGGAGCAAGTCCGTTTGTTCCACCAGCAACAGAACCAATGCCAGAAGTTCCGGTGATACCAACAATTCCAGAGCCATTGCCATGAATCGCGGCCTTTTGCCAAGCACGGGCAAACGCTTTCCTAATCTCATTGGTCAAGTAGGTTGAAATCGCAGGGTT